ATCTTCGTAAAGAACCATCATAGTTTCTGAAAATCTATCATTTGTTTCTTTATGGTATGATGAAATCGCAACATGAGCCGCCAATTTAGAATAGTCATAATGACTTCCCGTATATGCCGCAGCAATTTCATAGATTAACTTATCTAACTCTTTTGTTGTTACTTCCCCCTCAGTCGGGACCGAAGTAATAACTTTGATGAAAATTTCATCTGAATTTACGTTTAGACCTTTCGCGGCTCTTTTAACTCTTTGATAAATTTTCTGTGGGTTAAAAGATGCCGATTCGCCGTCTCTTTTATTTATTTTTAATGACATAATATAAAATTTAAAAATCGTCTGTAAAACTTATTGTTTCATTTAACTTGGCTTTTTGGTATTCCATAGTTCTTGACTCGAAGAAATTACCTTTTGTTTCGATCGCAATTTGTTCCATGAATTTAAATGGTTGCTCGACATTGAATTCTTTACTACAACCCATTTTCACTAATAAACCATCAACAACAAACTCTAAGTATTGTTTCATTAGATTAGAGTTCATACCGATTAGTGATACCGGAAGTGATTCAGTGATAAATTCTTTTTCAATTTCTAAGGCCGAAAGTAAGATTTCTTTAATTCTTTGTTCAGAAGGTTTTTCTTCTAAATGATTGTTTAACAAATGGATTGCAAAATCACAGTGTAGGTTTTCATCTTTGAATATAAGTGAGTTTGCATTACATAACCCTTGCATAATTCCTCGTGATTTCAACCAAAAAATAGAACAGAATGAACCTGAAAAGAAAATACCTTCAACGGCAGCAAACGCAACTAATCTTTCTGCAAATGACGCCTTTTCAATCCACTCTAAAGCCCATTTAGCTTTCTTCTGAACCGCAGGTAAACGATCAATCGCATTAAAACATTCATCTTTTTCTTTTGGGTTATTGATGTATGTGTCGATTAATAATGAATACATAAGTGAGTGAATATTCTCCATCGCCAACTGAAATCCGTAGAAGAATTTCGCTTCAGGATATTGCACTTCACGATAGAAGTTTTCTGCCAAGTTTTCATTTACGATACCATCAGATGCTGCGAAAAATGACAGAATGTTTTTAATAAAATATTGTTCTTTTTCTGTAAGTTTTTCCCAATCTCTAATATCGTTAGTTAGATCAACTTCTTCAGCCGTCCAAAAGGCCGCTTGATGTTGTTTGTAATATTCCCATATATCATTGTGTTCGATAGGGAAAATAACAAACCTGTTTGGGTTTTCAACTAATATTTTTTCCATGTTTTTAATTATTTGTTTGTGTTTCTCTTTGTTTTCTTTTTTCTAAAAGTTCTTTGACACGTTGTCTTTGTCTTTCTTCTTTTTGTTCTTCAAGTCCTAAGAAGGTCATAGAACTTTCTGTGTCAATGTCGATCATTGCATTATCAAACTTACAGTTCTCAAACACAACACCATCATCACCAATTCTTGATTTTGTTATGGCTATAGTTGCCAACTTTAACTCTTTTTGTTGTAGAGTTTTGGCAACCGATATGATTACGTGACCCACTTGAGCCTTTTTAATTGATCCCCCCATTTGATCAGTAGTTACCACTTCGGAAGATATTGAAGATCTATTACCTTGAGTTGCTGTCCAACCTACGATATTCATTTCGTGACACATCGCCTCAAACGCTCTCATTACAGACCCTTCACTCTTCCATTCATCACCCAAGTTTTTTTCGGGAACAATACAATCAATATAATCTAAAACAATCATATCGACTTTAATTCCATCAGAAACCATTTTTCTAATTTGGTTTTTGATTTGTAACATCGTCATAGTATCAGACGGAAGTTTTTTCAAAATTAACTTATTAGGCATTGACTCCTCAATTTCAATAACTTTTTTCATAACCTCATCTTTTTTCTCTGACAAATCGTCAGGATGAACCTTAGTCCATAAGGTGAAGTGTTTTCTTTGAATAACCTTTGGGTTGTCTTCAAAAAAGATCTGTAATACATTAAATCCTAAGTTAAATGCGTGATTCGAAATTTTGGTTAGAACCGTTGACTTACCAACACCTGTGGGTGCTAAGATAACACCAATTTCTCCTTTTGCCAAACCACCTTTCAACAATCTGTCAATCCCTGGAATTCCCATTGGAATTGGGTGTCTATAATCCTCTTCGAGGACTTGATCAAGGTTTGAAAATACGTCTAACATAGATGTATCCTTCGCTCCAACTTGAAGTGCTGTCTTAACTAACTCTTCTAAAGTATCGTAGTTCTCAAACTCTCCACCGTCAATGATCTTTTGTGCTTTACCCATTACCTTTTGAAGTTCTTGTTGTTTACAGAATTTCAAGGCCTTTTCTTGCACGAAACCTACGCCATCGATAGGTGCGTCTTTAATTTTCTTAATTGTGTCTAATACAATTTTAGACGCCAATGCTTGTTGTAATTCAGATTTTGTGATTTGTTCTAATGTCTCAAAGGAAGGTGTGTGATCGTATTTGGTATAGTATTCACGAATCATTTGAATAATAATTTTGAAATATTTGTTTTCAAAATAATTATTTTCTATCACGTCAATTATAGAGTGTGAAAAGTCTTTATCTACAATGATTTGATTCAATAATTGTAATTGAAAAGTGTTTCCGAGATATTCAAAATTTTTACCTGTCGCCATATTTTTTCTTTTGTTAGTAATGATAAATACTGTTAGTTTTTAATAAAACTCGGATATTCAAAATTAAAATTTTTACCTGAAAAAATGTCAGTCAACCCAGTCATGATTGATTTTAACTTTGGGCGTAGGTCTACGGTGTATCTGACCTTTGGTGGGTATGGTTTCGCGTCGAATTGTCTATGACAAATTGTCATATCTCCAACCTTAATAATTAGATTAAAAAACTCTGGACCTTCCGTAATTGAGGTATTTAGGATCTCAGGATTCTCAGAAATTTCATATTGATTTTCCAACATATAAGACACCGATCTCATTTTCAAACTATACATTAACTCATTTGTTAATCCTCTCATATGTTGATAAAATTCGATTGATTTGTGAGCGTTTTTATTAAACCCTCTTACGTTGAAAAATCTTTGAACTACGATGTTCTCATTACACATTAACAAAAATTCTACTTTTGTTATATCTTGCTCTTTCATGTTTTGTTTTTTTGGTTTTTACTTTTTGTTTCTAAACTTGTTTTTTTCTTTTCTTGTTAGTTTTAAAAATGGTTTTAAAAAACTCACCCAAGCGTCGTCACCCTTTGGTAAGTATTTAAAAAACCCGTCCTCCATCATCATTCGAATTAGATTTCTATACCCTCTTCCATCTGGATCCAACGATTCAGAGTAATATAGTCCCACCAATTCTTTTTCCTCTTCATTTAAAAGTGGTTCATCCAAATCGACAAGTTTTTTATTTATTTCAAAAAATTCATCTCCGAATATACCTTCTTTTGTTTTACCACTTAATAGGTTTTGAAGAGCAACATTTCCTTTTTCTTCTTTTAAAAGTTGTTCTCCTTTTTGTAAAATATAGGATAATTCAACTCTATCTTCAAGTAGTTCGGGAAACAATTTGATTAATGTTTTTTCTCCCAAATAAAATATTCCATCAATATTGTCGGAACTATCTCCTGTGAGAATTTTGATTGTTTTAACATTATAGTATGGAACTTCAATATCGTGAAGTTTTATTTTGTTATTAATACCATAATATTGTTTTGTGGATGGTGAATAAATTGATACTTTTTCAGATATAAGTTGAGTTAAATCTCTATCACTTGAAAAGATCGTTTTCTCTTCATCTAACGACACTTTACAGTAATGTGCGATTAAGTCATCAGCTTCTGCATGTTCTGTTTCCAGTTGTCTTACAAACATCTCCTCAAGGTATTGTTTAACCCTTTGTTTTTGTTCTAAAAAAGACTCCTCTTTTGATTCGGTTTCTGATGATTTACGATTTAACTTATACTTTGGATATATCAATCTTCTTTGTGAAGATGAGGTTTTAGAATCCCAAAACACAACAACTTTATTGTAATTATGTTCTTCTAAAAATTTTCGAAGAGTATTTAGAAAGTGCCAAACACCGCCAACGTGTTTTCCATTATGGTAGAAATCCCTAACACCATGAAACCCAATTTTCAATAAATTATTTCCGTCTACTAATAATGTTTTAGACACTCTCTAATATCTTAAATGATTCTTACTCTACTTCTTCTTTTTCTGTTTTCAAATCAAAGTCACCATCAACTCCGATTATATCTTTCCAATAGTCAGCATATTCTTTCTTATACTTTTCTATTGAGGCTTTTTCTTCTGTTGTATCTTTACCCGGTAAAAATCCGTGTGGAGTTACAATAATTCTTCCGTCTTCAAATCCAAGTCCATTGATGTGGTTTTTCATAACCGACACTTTTGTTCTTGACGCAAACTTCACAGTTCGTTTGTCTTTTGTTGCCGTGATCTTTGTTGTTCCCGCACCCTTTTGATTACCAAATAAGAATACCAAAGAAGAGTTTAACCAAATTGCCTCACCACCTTTTGCCTTGATCTTAGGTTGACCAAATGGATTGTCAGGTAATTCTACCCAAGGCTGATTAACAATGATTAAGGTGTTTTCATGTTTCGAATCAGATTTACGTGATCCCGAAATACGTTGGTTAATACCCATACCAATTTTGTCCGCCAAAGTGGAAGCGTTGTGTTGTTTTCCACCTTTACCTTCATAGGTCATTTTACAAGGAACTGACCCAACTGAATCCCACATAATACAAAGGGAATAATCTAATTCACCTTTTTCTTGTGCATCCAATAGATCATTGATGTAATCTGTAATTTGTTCAATATAACTAAAGTTATTGTTAAACAAAAAGAATCCGTCCCAAGTTAATTCACCCGTTTCTTCATCAACAACTTCCTCACATTCAAATCCCATAATTTTTGCATGTTCAAAAGACCATTTTTGTTCTGTAATAATAAACAC